GTAAGTAGCTGTGAGTATGTCCTTCCAGTCGTTTTCGTGCAGGAACGTCTTTTGACCGTTTATCAGCCATTCTTTCTGTTTTGACCAAGCCTTGAGGATTCGCCATTGCGCCGCGTTTTGTTCGACGGTGCGCTTAGTATTCATAGTTAACCGTTGTCTTGTTTTCTTGTAGCAATCTAGCGCCGTTTTTTAAGTGGAAGTTCTTTGCCATGTCGGTCTTGGGCGACATCGTTACGATGCGCCATCCAATTCTTTTTTGTATTTTTTTGACCAATGCTTGCACCAGCTTACTTCCTGATCCTTTTTTGTATGACCACACCGAATACAAAACCGCTTTGTCAGGCCATTCCCAATCTAATTGAAACAATTCTTTCTCAGCGGTCGGGATCAATGCTTCATGCGCGACGCATACAATCGCGCAGATTTGTCTGTCCTCTATCCACGCATAGACGCTTTTATTTTTCCCCTGTACACGGCGTTTGGGGCTGATCCTCGGACGCACTGGGTCATCAAGCAGGATCGGATCGGGGTCAAGTAGTTGGACTAGCATCCGTTCTTCTCCCGCAACTTGGCTTCGATGGCTTTGGCGAAGTTAAGACCCTGTTGACGAATAACAAGATTCATAATTTGCGCTGTCGGGTCTTTCATTTCATCAATTGCTTTAACGGATGTGTGAAACTGAGCCAACAATACTTTGGAATCCTTGCCGATTACTTCAATTTCCTCATCGGTCAGGCTTTGCCATTCGCGCTTCAATGCTTCGTCTTTATCCACCGTTCTTCTCCTTCAATTTGGCAACTTCGTTCATGTGTTCTTCTCCTCATTGGGCCACTGCGCCCAGATGATGGGCCTACCGACCAAATGCTCTTTCTCTAACGTCATGGTTACAAAATCAAGCGGGGATACTTGAACAGGCTTCGGCTGTGCCAATGCTTTATTGATGGCGGTGATGGCTTCAAGTCTGCGGTGTTTAGCAACGTGTTCCTTTGGTTCTTCCAACGCCTCAAGCGCCAGCTTCAGTGCTTCGTCTTTAGTCATTTCCGCACCCACACGCGGCACATACGGCCTGACGCGCCTTTCTTCTTGCCATCGGGGTAAACAAAGTCCAGCCGCTCTAGTTCGCTCATGCGCCTAGCGACTGCGTTGTGATCCAAGTCTGTGCGGGCGGCTATGTCGTAGATCGTGCCGGGACGCTCAAGCGCCGCCAGGATGATGCCGTGATGCTTAGTAGCAAGTTTTGCTGCCTGATCCGCTGCTGCATGGCTGGTATCAGGATCGGTATTGCGTACTCTTGGGAAGTGCAAGTTGGGAAACCATTTATCAAGCATCATTTTTTTATCCATTCATAGAAAAGGTTATTTTCTGTTGCCCTAACTTCAACCACCGAAAACTCAGCCGCAAACGCCCTCACGATCTCGGCTGACATAGGCATAACTACTGCCCGTTCTTCTCGCGTCATACCTTGCACGCGCACCGCTGTTGCTACTCTTTCGCGCCAACTACTCGCCACAGAAACAGGCGATTCCTTCTTCGTCTGCATCAAACATATCTCCTTGATTGACAGCAAACTTTTTTAACTCTGCATAACTGGGTCTGTCCTTGCGAAACTTTGCGCCATCGCCGTAAGTTTTGTTACTCGATTGTGCATGATTTTCCATAGCTATCCACCAATCAGCACGCTCCGGCTTTTCTCGGATCAAGCTGATAATTTGGTGCGTTGGCTTTAGAAAACACAAATCACAGTTGCCGTGCATGGTTACCCCATTCATGTTTGGCAAACCTAAGTCAAAATCTTGCGTTTTCCAAAACTGACTGACCGTTTCTTTGGTTACTTTTGCCGTTACCAAAGGAATTCTGTTCCTATCAAACCTTGCAGCCCTTCGCATTTCATCGACTCTTATGCCAACCCAATCAGATTTTTCGTTGTGTTTTATCCCAAGAGACTGCACATAATGGTGAATCACACGGATTTTCATGTTTGTGGTGCAAATTCTTGCAACCGGGTTGGGCAGGTAAGGTTTGCCGTTTTGGTCAATGCTCGCAAAAAATGGTTCTCCGTTTCTGCTTGCAGTCTCAAATGTCACCACCTTGAATCGTTGCTTTGGTTTTTCGTGACTTTGATACTCTAGCCATGTAATCGGGGCATTCCATTTTTCTGAACAATCCCGCACAAACCGCAGCGTCGCCTCCTCCTCTTTCCCGGTGTTAGCAAAACACACCATCGCATCGGCAGGCAACCCGCCATTGCTTTGCAGCACCCGCCACAGCATATAGGCCGAAGTCCTGCCGCCGCTGAAGCTAATGACTGTTGGCTCAGTAATCAGAAATGGATCGCTCATGCTGCCCTTAGTCTAAGTCGATACTGGAACATATCCTCGCCCGGTCTTGCCGGCACTCCGATCTTCCTGCCGTGTTCCATTGTTAGCTGATCGCTTGTCCACCATGCGACTACCTTTTTCTCAGGCATCGAGATTTCGTCGTCGAACCGTTCACCATTCAACCAGCTTGCAGGATGAGGAATAAATTGCTTGTCTCGTCCTTCAGCCGCCCACATCCGCACATGATCGTCAATCGCCTGTAGTGCTTTCTGTTGCTGCTCAACAGTAAGACGCGCGTATGCTTTCTGTGCATCCTTGCGGGCTACTTTTTTTGGGAACTTGGAATAAAACTCGTCGAACATTTTTTTGCCTCCATTTCACGAATGTCCATTGCTGCGTCACTCACACCATGCCAATCTTCTTGCCGAACTTTCAATAACAGGTAAGCGAGCATCACTTCTTTATCAGTCATTACTACTCCTAGTAGTTACTGCTATCTGCTCTTTGGTGGGCGCACGTAGCCTTAGCCTATGCGCCCTTTAGTAGCTGCTCTTCGGAGCCGCGACACGCGACAGTCTTTCGGTTAGAGGCACTATCTTCGCCACCTCTTTATGCGCTGTTCCAAACCTTAGCCACCAGTAGCGCTTTCCACTCATGACGCTGTTGCTCTCATTGCCCATCATGGTGTAGCCCAAAAGAAAAACCCACCTACGGCTGGGCTTGCGGCTGCGGTGGCAGAGAGAGAGACCAGCAACAACTCTCGACAACCGAAGCCCATGCGTAGATGGGTTCATGCTGGTAACTCTTTTCGCGTTGCCACACGCGGCCGATCTTTCTCTCGGACAGGGATAGAATGGCACAGTTAAGCCACCTTGTCAACACTTTTTTTCATACGCCCCTGCCCGGTGTTTTTTTCGGCATCAGAATCCAGTTTTCCAAGGGGTAGCTCCGCAGCTTGCCGTCGTCAGCCCACACGATATGGACGTATAGATCGTCGATGAACCAGCAGCCTAGAATGGTGTTGGAATCACCTGTGGTGTAAGCAATCTTTCCTTTTTGATTGCTGCAAGCCTCGTCCGTGATGACGATGCGCCCGCCGCCCTTGTTGGCTAGATAAGCAATGCTCTCAGCCGAAGCCGAGGACATTACCGCCACCATTGCCAGCGCAAGGATTTTCATTGCTGCGGGACAATCTCGGCAACCATCTGTTTGACGGAAATGTAGTCCGCAGGATTGACCTTCAGAGCGCCGCCGGTAATGACTTCAAGTTTGTAGGCAACGCCTTCGGGCATTTGTTTGCGCTTGACCCATTGACTGATCGCCTGACTGGTGATGCCTAGCGCCTCTGCCAGCTTCCTACGGCTTCCAAAATGCGCCTCTGCTTGCTTAACGTCCATGCTGCCTCCTGTAAATTAACTTGCAAACAAGCGTAACCTATGTAAACCTATGTTGTCAAGCTGTGTGGATTTAGTTAAGAATACTTTACAATTTTACTTTGCAACAAGTGTTGACAAATGCTTTTTAGGTAAGTAAAGTTTGTCCTGTGGTAACCGATTGACAACAACAAAGGAGCAACAAAATGAACATCATCGAAACCCTGACAGCCCGCATCGAAGCGTACCGCGCAACAAACAAACAGCCGTGCAAAAACTTTGCAACCGAAGCTGCTGCAGAAAAGGCAACCAAAGCCGCCGCAGAAGCCGCCGGAAAATATTTTGACAGCGATGCAAAACCTGCTCGTTACGTTGTTTTCTACAACGCCGCGTGGAATCGTTGGGTCGGCGCAATGGATTACACCGAACTTTTCCGTCGCAGCACCTGCACCGGTGGTTATTGGGGTGCTGTCAAAGGTTTCTTTGTTTACTAAATCACAAGGGGGCGCAAGCTCCCACTATTATTTTGTAACAAGTGTTGACAGATGCTTATTAGGTGTGTAAAGTCCGTTTTGCAGTACAAGCCAATATCACTCAAGGAGAATCGCAATGATGAAAACAATCGTTACATACGACAAAAGCCTCAAGCTGTGGTCTGCCACCGTACACGATGAGATCGGCCAGTTGGGTGATGCTGAGTGGCATACCGAACATGACTGGGCGCTCTTTAATTTGGCAGCCGAGTACGGACGCAATCCGCAGAAGTTTGCACGCGACATTGGCGAATATATGTCCGCCTACGAAGCAGAACTAACAGCAGCAAATTAAACAACCAGGGGGCGCAAGCCCCCGCTAATTGACAACAACAAGGAGCAACAAATGAACCTTTGCCGAGAATGTACGCACTTCAAGCGCAATGAAGCAAACGCAGAAGCATCCGAGTGCCGACGCAAAACGATTGTTTCGCCAGTTACCGGCGCTTACTTGCAAATCTTCTGCAACACCGAACGAACCGATTTTGGTACTTGCAAGCCCGACGGCATCCACTTCACAAAAGCAGCGCCCGTCATTGAAGAGTGGGACAAGACGCGCGAGTGGGAGCGTTGGGTAGACGTTGGCGACACAGATTACGAACGCGCAAACCGGAGGCTTGGAATATGAACGGCGATACAGCAGTAGCAATCGGCTACACACTAATTTTCTTATTTATCGTTACAGGAGTATTGGCATGAGCGTTTACACCAAACTAATGCAAGCAAGGCTGTTCCTGCAAGCCACAAAGCTGAACAAGTCGGGCGAGAACAAGTTTGCCGGGTACAAGTATTTTGAATTGGGCGACTTCTTGCCTACAGTGCAGGAGATTTTCCACAACCTTGGACTGTGCGGAGTTGTCAGCTACACCGCCGACCTTGCTTTCTTGACTATTATCGACACCGAGGACGGCTCGCGGATTGAGATCACTTCACCGATGGGGTCAGCCGCCCTTAAGGGATGCCACGAAGTCCAAAATATCGGGGCAGTCGAGACTTACCAGCGCCGGTATTTGTGGGTCACGGCGATGGAAATCGTCGAGCATGACGTGCTCGACGCGACCAACGGCAAGGATGCCCCCGCAAAGCGCCTAGATTCGCTTCAGACGCACTTGACCGCCATCGCCGCAGTCAAGACACAGGACGAACTGAAAACGGCTTATACGGTCGCTTACAAAGCCGCCAAGGAAGTCAACGACACCGACGCGATGGAACAGATTGTCGCCGCAAAGAATGCCCGCAAGTCGGCAATGGGGGAAGCATGACTTTCAGTCAACTGATTGGTGTGGCACTTTTGTTGATCGTCGTTTATTTGCATATGCTCAACAACGAAATTGCAAAACTTGAAAAGCGGATAAAAGAACTTGAAAAGGGGAAAGCATGAAAATTTTGTCAATGCCGCAGGGTAGCCCCGAATGGCTTGCCGCCCGCGCCGGTAAGGTTACGGCCTCAAGGATCAACGATGTGATGGCGGCTAAAACCACAGCCGCTTACCGCGACTATCGGGCGCAAATTGTGGCTGAGATTCTGACGGGTCAACCGCAGGAATCCGGTTTCACCAATGCTGCAATGCAATGGGGGACGGAGCAAGAAAAGTTTGCCCGTGCCGAATACGAATTGGCTTGCAATTGGACGGTGGACGAAATTGGAATCGTTCTGCATCCGACGATTGAGCGCGGCGCAGCTTCACCTGATGGGTTGGTGTCTATCAATGGTCTAGTGGAAATCAAGTGCCCTAAGACGGCTACGCACCTGCAAACGCTGATCGACAAGAAACAGCCTCGCCAGTACGAAAATCAAATGCTGTGGCAAATGGCTTGCACCGGTCGAAAATGGTGCGACTTTGTTAGTTACGATCCGCGACTGCCCGAAGATTTGCAATTGTTTGTGCATAGGTTCTACCGCGATGACAAGCGCATCGAGGAAATCGAAGCAGCAGTACAGCAGTTCCTGACTGAAGTAAATGAAATGATTGACAACATAAGGAAAAGATAATGGCTTACATACCGAACCCTGGCAGCTTCACGCTTTTCAAAAACGCCATGAAAAAAACCGATAGCCACCCCGACTACAGGGGCGATGGGATGGATATGAACGGCGAGCCTGTATGGGTGTCAGCTTGGATTCGTGAGGGTGCTAAAGGCAAGTTTATGAGTTGTAGTATGCAGCACAAGAACAAAGACCAGCCGGTAAAGAAAAAAACTGACGCTGCTGACTTGTCCGACATGGATAACGACATTCCGTTCTAATCTATAGGGGGAAAGCTGCGGCAAGTACCCCACCAACCGAGAAAAATTATGGATGTTCAAAGTCAGACTAAAGGATGTACGCGTCTCCTAATGAGCGTAATTGAGCTTGCAATTCTCGACGCTTGCTTGCCACCTGTGCGACGCAACAACGCATTCAAGAAAAAGGTCAATGTCCCGCAAGGCAAATCCTTAGATGCAGTCATGTTCTTGATGGATGGTGCTAGGCACTATGTCGAAATGGTAGGCATGGATGGTAATCGGTTCAAGAATGAACTGATTAAGCAAATGTCGAGCGATGTGCCTGGTTACTTTACCAACACCATCAAAGGCGAACAGCGCCGCAATTTTCGTTTTAACTTGTGGTGGTTTCGAGAAAATCCTGCGGGCGGTAAATTTTTAACTGAGGAGGGTGAGGATGAGGTTAGCTGACGCAATTAACTGGATGATGACCTACGACGCACTACAGCCTGACCTGATCCCCGTCGATAACTGGAAACCCGAAGACCCAAGCCGATACAACGAAGCAAGGAAAAAGTGCATCGCTTACTTGCGGGAACGTAACCTCTACATTCTCGACGGTCACTTCACCCCCACGAAATCAAGCCACACAGACATAACCGTAATTTTTAATCGTGAAAAAAGCAAAAACGGCGACACACTCATACAGGTGGCTAAATGAAAATGCTCTGTCTTGTCTTGCTTCTTACAGGCTGTGCAGCGGATGGTACGTCAATGTTGCTAGTCGATAAGGAAGTCTCTCCCATGTCGCGGATGCAAGTGATCGCAGCTATCAATGAATGCGAAAGTTCCAACACCCGCGCTATGGTCATCACTACAAATCGCAAAGTAAACGGTCACATGATCCCGTCAGTCGTGGAGGTCACTTGCATTCCTAAGTTCACCTCGCATCTGAAATGAAACCCCGCGCCCGTCAAATCATTGAAGGGATGCAGGAAGTTCTACGCCTAAATATGGAACTGACCGCCACCAACATCGCCATAATCCTCAACGACGATGCCGGGAATATCACTCGCTATATGACCAGCATGGTACGCGATGGTTTAATTTTGCGGATGGGTCTACGCCTGCAATACAACGGCAAAACTCGCACTAAGCACATGATGTGGCGCATCAATTACAAAAAAATAAAGGAACTAGAAGATGAGGAAACAGCGACGATGGAGGCTGAAGGATCATCCAGCGCAATGCACGAAATGCCAAGAGATCAAGCAACCGACAGAATACAGTTTGACGAAATTCGGGACGCTCTCGTCTTGGTGCAAAGAGTGCCACCGCGTGCTATGTCGTGATTACTATCGACTTTACTTTAGCAAAGGGAAAACATGATCTTCTTTAGTGGACTGATAATGGCAGCACTTGGTTTTTGCGGCTTTATGTTTGTCTGCAATCCCAAAACAAAACAAACAACGTTTGCAGAGGATGTGTGTGCGTTTGTTCTGTTTGCTGGTCTTTGCATTGCCTTGATCGGCGCTATTCTTTGGGTGGTGCGTCATGTTTGACCGTGAATACATCAAGACGCTACAGCCTGACGCGCTTGAGCAGCTTGTCAAGCGTCACCGAAAAAGCGGCATTCAACAAGGCTTGATGACCGGCATTTTGTCGGGATTCTTACTCGGACTTTTACTAGGAAAATTACTATGATGGACTACGCTGAAGGCATTATCGAAATTGCGCGACTGCGCCAAAACGCGCACTATGCGTTGCTTGCAAA